GAAATCGCTCAAGTTGGTACAATTTCAGCAAATAACGATGAAGAACTTGGTGGTATTATAGCCAAGGCTTTTAAGAAAGCAGGTAAGCATGGCGTTGTTATTATGGATGACTCAGAAACTTCCGAAACGTATGTTAGCATAACAGAAGGATTTGAGTTGGAGAAGGGTTATAAATCAGAAGCCTTTATTACCAACAGAGAACATTCTAAGTCAGAATACGATGATGCCCTTATTTTGGTATCTAATGTGAAGATTGAGAAAATCGCACAGATTGAACCGTTACTTGAATATGCCATTATAAACCTATTACCAATAGTTATTGTATCTGAAATGGAGGATGACGTATTGGCTACATTGGCTGTAAATATGCAAAGAGGTAATATTAAAGCTTGTGTTGTTGAACCATCAATGTTTGGTGTAAGAAGAAGAGAGGTATTAACAGACCTTGCGGTATCGACTGGTGCCACTTTAATTGATGACCAAAATGGAGAAACTCTGGAAAATCTTACATTTGAAGGTCTTGGACGTACTGCTAAAGTAACAGCAGAAAAGACTAAGACGGTTTTCATCAATCCAATAACAGAAGACACCAAAGAACATATAGAGTTGCTTAAAGGGACTCTAAAAGCTTCTAAGTCGAAAGGTGAAAAAGCTTGGTTAGAAAATAGAATCGCTAAACTTTCCTCTGCTGTGTCCGTGATTAACGTTGGAGCATCCTCGGAGACCGAACAATCAGAAAAAGCAGACCGAGTAGACGATGCAATCAATGCAACACGGGCAGCATTGGAGGAAGGGATTGTAGCTGGTGGAGGTATAGGTCTTCACAACATATTCAAATTCGGTGGAGATTCTCCAGCAATGAAGAACAATGCCGAGTTTGAAGGATATACGTGTGTTATGCGTTCAATATTAGACCCACTTCGTGTGATTCTAAGTAATGCGGATATAAACTTTGCAGATGTATCATCAAACTTTAATGTAAAAAATAAAGGTTGTAATGTTAAAACTGGGGAATATGGAGACATGTTCGAAATGAAAATCATTGACCCAGTAAAGGTTACAAAGACGGCATTGATTAATGCGGTATCCGCAGCATCAACACTTTTATCAACAACTTCTGTAATAACTTTAATTCGATAATAAATGGGACGTAATACTAGACCCCAATCAAATAAAAGAAAGCTTAAAAGAAAGCTCCAGAAGGATTTCGATGTAAGTCATTCTAAGCAAGTAATGGAGAAGCTTAAATTAAAACGCACAGGTACAATATGAAAGCAATAGGCATGTATGTACTCATTAAGCCAAATGAAGGTAAGATGAGAAAAAGTAGTTCTGGTTTAGAAATAACAGCATCTAAGAACGATAGATTTGTTGAAGGTAAGGTTGTTTCTATTCCAGAGGATGTATCAGACCATTCTGGTGTAAAGAATGGAGATAAGATATTGTATGACAAGCATTCTGGTCACGATGTAAAATCAGCAACTGGAGATAATCTAAAAGTAATTGAAATTCGAAATATAGCAATAGTACTTTAATGAAGCCCGTTTTTGATTATGACCTCTTTCCTGATGTCCTCCTCGAAAGTTATTTCAAATTTGACGGGGAGGATTTTCTTTACTTTCCAGAAGGTGTAGAATTTTATACACTTTACAGGAATGGTAGAAAAATCAACTCCTTCGCAGAGCTTATGTATATTGGGGAGGTGCTGTTATTTCTAAATTCGAATATGGAATATGACAAGTTCCTAGAGATGATGTTATGGGTTAGTGATAGGGATAATAAACAATCAATAAGAACTTACTCAGAAGGGCGTGTAATTGCAGGATGTGATTATGTTTTTAGAAATAAAAAGAAACCTTATATAAACAAGTACCGTAAGATTATATTTAATCCTTTGAGGAGAATTCCTTTTGAGGAGAAGATGGTAATAGTAGGTAGTGTTTGTAGAAGTTCTAAAGTGAACGATGAGGTTATTTATAATGTGGTTGAGGAGCTTATGTATGAGAATCAATATATAACTATCAATTTAATATCAGAAACCTTGCAGGTAACTCGCCAAACAGTCTCTAAACACATTACTGATGGAATCAAGGAAATAATAAAAGATTTTAACGACTCGTTAACAACCTAATTAAAATTTAATTCGTATATTTGTACCAATAAAAGATACAAGACTATATAATTCCTTTTGGTATTCGAATTGCAGTTTCTGCACATGCGAAGGGTCTTGTATTGTCAAAAGTTAAAATTTGTTGTTTCCATAGATAGATTGTTTTTTGAGATTAAGAAAGCCCTTCAGCGCAAGTTGAGGGGTTTTTTATTTGGGAGTTGTCAGTAGCTGATGCTATAAGCAGGTAGCTAAGACTGTTCGGCTCTCTTTGAGTTCATTTTCTCGATGAGCTTTCTATACATTTTGTCAGTATATCCATTTCCTTTGAAAATTGGATTGTTCTGACCAGTCTCTGGAATAGGTTCTTCCTGTAACAGTTTCCTATAGACAGAATTTATAATTCTCTTAGCTTGTATAGATAAAGTATATAGTTTGGCTTTCTTGCTATAGCCTTTATGGTCTCTCCAAAGAATTATCCATTTACTGTCTATAAATCTTCCCCATCTAGTTTTATCCCAAGAAAAAAGACCTTCAAATTCGAAGTATTGTTTTTTAGTGAACAGGTCTTCATCGTATAGATATAACATAACTTCCAGTTCTTCTGTTGTTATGCCGTATTTTCTTTTAACCCAATATCTAACAACCCTCCAATGTTTAAGGAAGTTGTGTTCTCTGGGATTTGATTTTAATTTTAATTTGAGTGCCTTTCTAGGCATATTTTATTTTTTTACTCTTCCACCTTCGCCTCTTCGACCTCTATTTACTTTAGAATCTACAAAACCACCAACAGCATGGTCATAATCTTTTCCTTTGATGTTTTTACCTTTTCTTTTGGCAACCCTTCTAGCTCTATTTGACTCAACTCTCTTTTGAACTTGTTCAGGTTTAGAATTCAAAGCCTTGTCATAAGCTTGTTTTTTCTTCCTAGCTTTGGGATTTTTTCTGTAGTATTTTGCGCTCTTGGAATTTGCAGCCATAACCTCGGTGGAAATTAATTTGTATATTTGCAAAGATAATCATTTTTTAAATACAAGAGGTATAATGGCTAAACTACAAGCAGGTATAGCCGACCCAAATACTCTATTCAATCTAAATGGTCTTGATTACAAAAAAGGAATCTACGAGATTTATTATCTCGGTGCAGAGCAGGATTCTAATGGAGACCTTTTAACTGATAAGATACTGGTCGGTGTTCGTAACCAAGTAAGTATAAACCATGTTATACAGTACCCTGTAAGAGTTGAAGATTGGGATAATGGTTCAAACACTCCCTACTCAGACCTTACAACACTCGTAACAGACTTATCCGATTTACTGGGTTTTGACAATGGTGGTGGGGTGGGTAGTGGAATAAATATTACCCAAAGGGTAGGTCAATTTGACGACTTAGCCGATGGAACAGACATTGGGGATTTGGCTTACGTCGAAGAATCCCAAGGTACTGCATGGCTTCCCCTTTCTATGGGAGGGACTTATTATCCAGCAGGTTGGTATGTTTGGGATGGTACAGTATGGAGTTCTGATAGAAATGCAATAGCAAATCAATTAGAGCAAAATATATTAGCTATTTCAGGAAACGACACAGATATTAGCCAACTGCAAACAGACCTTTCTAGTGAAGTAGCAAATAGACAAGCTGCAGATAACGGATTACAAAGCCAGATAACTGATAATGATTCTAATATTACTGGTTTACAAAATGATAAGGCTAATTCTTTTGATTTAGGAGATGTTGCTTTTTCTAATGATTTTAATGATTTAGATAACATTCCTACAGGAGTTCAACCTTATTTTGGTTGCACACAAGTCACTACAGAGGAGAATGGAGGTTTGAATAATAACCAAATGGAACACTCTTTTGGTAATGGAGCTAGTAGTGGAGAAGTAAGGACACACGGACAGCTTATCCCTTACAGAAGTCGGCTAGATTATGCAGCTATTTCAGCAGTGACTCATGGAAATGCGTTAACCCAAGTTGAAATATATGTACAGAAACCTACAGACACATTACCTCAACCTACAGGCATTATTGTAGATTTACCTAATAATGATAAAATTGCGAGTTACTTTTATGCAGACGATGTTTTAGAAATCCCTGCAGGAAGTTTAGTAACTTATCGAACAATTCAAGCAGGAACAGCTAATGTCGTTGTAATGACAAGTAACTGGGTTCACTTAGACCAAAACCCTAATATAACAACAACAACACCACCGCCTGTCACGAATGATGTAACAGGGACGATAAGTTACGTTCCATTTTTTGGAGGTGTAAATGTTACATTAAATGTAACTAATGTTACAGCAAATCCAGTAGCATCTTGGTGTTTAACTGTTTTAGATTCAAACTGGACTGTAACGTCAGATTTTGGACAAGTTTCAGACACTGATTTAGGAAACGGAGACCATGAATTTTGTAATGTAGGCTTTAATGGAACTATAGCCTCTGGAGCAACTATAACAGTACAATTTCAAGTAACAACGGGCGAAGTAGGAGTACAAAGCCCAACAGATAACGGAGTAGTGTAATGAAAACAGCATTAGGATTATACGCAAGAAGTGTTTACAAACAACTAGAGGGGAAAGATTCAGAAAAGTTTGACGAGATTTCTTATATCTTAGATTTACCAATAGACCACTATTGTTATTCTAAAGACGAAAGTAGAACAACCAAGGGGTTTAAATATGAGCAAGTTTATTATCTTAATGGAAGTGATATAAAAGCAGTCACTAAAAGATTTGAGGATTTATTTTGATTATTACTCTTGGTCTTATCAAGAAACTGTTGATTCAGAAATGAAGCAAGATATAGTTATTACTAAAGCAAAGACTAGCTTTTTTCAAGCAGATAGTAAAAAATTAATTTCCAGAAGAACAAATCAAAGAAAGAAGTCTATCGATGATTTAAAACTACTTGGAGCTAGATTTGAGTCAATGAGTGGAAGTTTTCCTCATTTAACGGGGTATCAAGAAAGAATGAAAAGATTATTTTCTCACTTTCAACTAGAAATACAACGATTTGAAGAAACTGATTCTTTTGATTTTAAAAACGCAATTTTAACAGAGTTACAAGGAAGTAATACACAAATTATAGAAGATTTATTAACTTTAGTCCCTAGTGGTTTGTTTAATGAAGACGGTACACCAATAATGGTAGAAACTTATAAAGGAATAATGCAAAGACTAGTATAATATGTTTGGAAGTAGAAACAATTTTTTCACACAAGAACCAGCAATTTTAATTGAAGCTAAGGCTAACCTGATTACTATCTTAAAAATAAGAGGCAGAAGCAATACAGACATAAATAAATATTTAAAAGCTTATGATTTTTTTACAATGTACCCTTCTAAATATGATGGAGCTACAATAGTAAAAGATTTAGTAGATGTACGAACAGAAAATGGGTATTTAGACTGTGATGCTATGTTACATGACTATGAGTATATAAAAGGTGCCAATAGAAATTTCAAGAAAAAGTGGAAAGCAGATATTGATTATATTAAAGGAATGGAAAAGAATGGAAAAGGAGTTAGGATTTTCAGATTAATGCTACTTACTATTACAGGAATTGTATTCGTTCCATACGTACTTTTAAAAAAGTAATTTTTGTAACTTTGTAAGAATAAAGAAAATGACACAGTTTAATAATTTTATGGAAACGTTATCAGGTTGGGGGGAGTCCTTCAAAATATTTGTATATGGAGGTTTCGCTTTTCTTAACATGAATAGTGATGTTGTGAATATATTATTCTGGTTGATGCTTTTCGACACAGCACTAGGTGTTGTAAAGAGTATAACATTAGGTAAGAAATTTAGCTTTAAGAAGCTTGTTTGGGGAATGGTAACTAAGGTTTCTGTTCTTTTAATGCCTATGATTCTTGCATTGATTGCAAAAGGTTTAAGTTTTGATTTTAATTGGTTTGTTATATCAGTTGTGAATGTGCTTGTAGTTTCCGAAGGATTCTCAGCAATAACAAACATACTCAGCATAAGACAGAAAAAAGACATTAAAAGTGTTGATTTTGTAACCGTTCTGATACAAAAGGTTAGAGACGGTTTACAAAAAATAATCGAAAGATTGCTTGGAAACATAGAGGGTGGTGAAAACCCACAAGAAGATAATAACGAATAAATAACCAAAAATGCCTAGAATTCAAACGTTTACAAACGACCAAGCCATATCAGGTACTGAAAGGTTGTTAGCAACAGATAGTAATAATGACACAGTAAATATTGTAATTTCTGATTTACTTACGTTCATTAATTCAAATAACACTTTCCCAAATATCCCTGCTGGTACGGTTCTGGGTAATCCTGTTACTGCAACTGGTTCTGCTGCTCCCGTTCCATTGAACTCAGTAGCTCTTATAGATATTTTAGAACAATCTCCTGCAGATGTATTAACTCTTATTAATGCTGCAGTTGGTAATCCAGATTGGCAAACAGGCGGTACAGATGACCAAAATGCATCTGAAGTACCTTTGTCTACAATATTAGGTCTTACTTCAACTGATGTACAAGCTGCAATAGCAGAACTTCTTGGATTAATAGGTACTGCAATTACCTCAACAGCACAAATAACAAATGAAGGTGCAGATAACACCTCAACGTATGTAGAAGCCGATGAATTAGCAACAGTAGCAACCTCAAATGATTACAACGATTTAGATAACCTTCCAGCAGCAGGTGCAGACGACCAAACTGCTTCAGAAGTTCCATTTACTCCAACAGGGGATGTGGAATCTACAAATGTACAAAATGCAATTGCGGAATTGGATTCCGAAAAAGAACCATCTCTTAGTAATCCATTAGCAAATGGAGAAGTTTTACAAAGCACGGTAGCTGGAGTTAGAAGTTGGATAGCAGTAGCTTCTGCTGCACAAGGTGCCTTGGCAGATTCAGCATTACAGTCTGTTGTTCAGGGAACAAATGTAACTATAGACAACACAGACCCTCAGAACCCTATTATTAATGTTTCGGGGTCTACAAACGTATTATTCTTTGATGATTTCTCTTTATTTCCAGCTACTGGTTTAGTTGACACTTTATATATCGACAAAGATGCCGATGCTGAAATATATTATTGGAATGGAACAGCCTATGTTCTTTTACATTATAGACCTGCAGTTGTTGATTTATTACTAGGTTCAAAGGCAGACCTCGTTGGTGGAGTGGTGCCATCTAACCAATTACCTAGTTTTGTTGATGACGTATTAGAGTTTGCAGACCTTGCTTCATTTCCAGCAACTGGAGAAGCAGGTAAAATCTATATAGCACAGGATACCAACTTTACCTATAGATGGGGTGGCACAATGTATGTAGAAGTTTCAGGAACTACTCCTACTGTATGGGGTGGTATAACGGGTACATTGTCAGCACAATCTGATTTACAAACAATCTTAGACTCTAAAGTAGAGTCTGTTGTTGCTGGGACAAACATAAATATAGACAACACAGACCCACTTAATCCCATTATTACTGCATTGGGTGCTGGTACTGGGTTGGAGCTTATAACTGAAGGTTTAAATAGTGGATGGAGGTTAGTAGGAAAAGACCCAGCAAATTATGGAAACATTGGAGCTAATGCTGTAGATTTATCTCAAAACTTTGGAGCTTCTTCTACTGCAGGTGCAACTGGTTCTAACTCATTTGCAGTAGGTGCTAGTGCAACGGCAAGCGGTAATGGTGCAATAGCAATGATGCAAGGTGCAGATGCAACATCATCTTTCTGTATTGCAATGGGTTTAAATGCACAAGCAAGTGACATTGGAACATTGGCAATTGGTGGTTCAGGGGTTCAAGCAAACTCGGATTATGCAGTTGCTGTTGGTGGTCAAAACAATATTGTTAACAATAACCATTCTACAATAGTTGGTGGTTTAAACAATAACATTACAGGTGCCATACGAGCAGTTATCATAGGTGGTGATAACAATGACAACGGAGGTGACCAAGCAGCTATATTAGCTGGTCAATTAAATACTGTAGCTGTAGGTAAAACAGGGGCAGTTATATTAGGTGGTTCTGTTAACAACGCAAATGAAGCTTTTACTTTAGTTCAAGGTAGAAGTAATACTGCACATTCAACCAATGAAATCGTACTTGGTTATTTCGGAACAGACTACACACCAGTAGCTGCAACAAGCTATAACGATGCGGATAGATTGTTGAACATCGGTATAACTAAAGACTATGCAGATGCAAATTATGGAGCTTCTGGAGATACAACTACATCTGTAGTAACCGATACGACACTTTTAAATGGTGCAACTGGTCAAATACAATATCACAAGCATGGGAATATAGTTCATGTTGTAATGAGAATTAACTTGGCTTCTGTTCCTTCAGTATCAAATAGAGCAATGTATCAAATGCCAGCAGGGTTTATTCCTGAAATTGGAAGTGCCAATCAAAGAATATTAGGTCATGCTCAAAATATAGTTTATGGTGGCGCACCTGATTCCGATAGAATGGAAGTAGTTCTTGCTACAAGTGGGGCTATTGAGTTACAAGCTATTTCAGCAACTGGTAAAAATTACTTTTTCCAATTTTTATATATAGAAGGTTAATATGATTAAAAATGTAATATTAGATTTCGGACATGGTGGTATCGACAAGAATGGTAGATAGAGGGTGTTTTAAACAGACAAATTGGGGGACATGTATATACTTGTCTCAGGGGACATTCCAACTTAAATGTAGTTTGTACAGTTAAAGAGGATGACCCAAGAGATATTGCCCTTTCGCATCGTGTGAGAGTGGCTAATCAATACAACCCCAAAGAAACTATATTCGTTTCTATTCATTGCAACGCCTCAAATAAACATAATGCTAGGGGGTTTGAGCTATTCACAAGTAAAGGTTTTACTCAAAGTGATGTATTAGCTGAGAACATTGCCAATTCAGTTCAACATGTTTATGAAGATGTTAAAATGAGACTTCGTTACGACTTGTCAGATGGAGATAAAGATAAAGAGGTGGATTTTTATGTTTTAAGGAAAACCAAATGTCCAGCAGTTTTAATAGAGTGTGGATTCTTCGACAACAGACAAGATTTTGATATTTTAAAAGACCCCTTGTTTCAAGCAAATTTGGGAAGTTTCATTTACACGGGCATCTTAAACTACATAAATTAAAAATAATTACGTATATTTGTAGTCCTTAATATTAACAATTAAATTTAATTAAAAAATGAGTCAAGAAGTAAACTACACAAAACTTTCAAGTACATTGCGTTACGTGGGTTTAAACTTAAACCCTGCAGTTCTTGAATTAATCATCACACTTAATACTGAGTTATCAAAAGGTGATGTAAGCTTGGAAACAATTGATGCCATTGTTGCAAAAATTGATAAGAAAAATCAACCAGTCGAAAAATCTGCAAAACTTGAAGTTGTTAAGTAAAGCAAAATATTACATTTTAGGAGGTGTGCTGTTAGGGTTTCTATTCGGCACACTCCTTAAGTGCAATGATACCAAGGTCGAAACTATTACTAAAATTAAGACCGAAACAATAGTAAAAACGGTAAGGGACACAACAGAGCTTCGAATTGTTGACACCGTTTTAGTTAAGCCTGAAAAGGTTATCATAAGAGTTCCCGTAAAGGTTAAAGACACAACTGGAGTAGTTGTTGTAGATTCAATACCTGTACAAACAAACAAATATACTGGTAGTGAGGAATTAGAAAACGGTACAATAGATTATGAAATCTTCGCAGACAATCTAGTAGCTACTAAATTTCTACTAACTACACAAGATAGTACCAAGATTATCACAAAAGAAACTCTTAAAAAGATTCATGCATCTAGGTTGTTCTTAACAGGTGGTGCTAATTATGGAATTAGTACAAAGAACATTGAAGGGGCATCTTTGGGACTTACCTATATACGAAGAAATGAATGGGGAATCGGAATATATGCCGAACAGAACTTCAATAACCTCCTTCCAAATAATCAAAAGACTTCAGTAGGAGTCAGACTTTTCATAGGACTTTAAATCAAATAGATTTTCCTTATCTTTGTAATAAGTTAAATAAATAAAATCTATTACAATGAGAACTTCTTATCGAATTTCCGATGAAGAGGTTTTAATAAGACAATTAGAAGGTAAAACTTGTAAGGATTGTTTTGAATTAAAACCGTTATCCAATTTCTACAAAAATAAAGCATCTAGGGACGGTCATGTAAATAGATGTAAAGCTTGCGAAACTTCTTACAAAAAATCTCCATATTATAAGAAAAAACATGCTTCTTATCAAAAAAAGATGAGAGACAATAATCCTATTCTTAAATTGAGAAATAATGTAAGTAAAAGAATAAATGGATATTTAAAAGATAAAGGGTATTCTAAAAAGTCCAAAACTTATCAAATGATACAATGTAACTATGAAGAGCTATTAAATCATTTAAACAATAACCCTTACAATTTTAAATATGAAGACGGAGAGTATGACATAGACCATATAGTTCCATTAAGTTCGGCTAAATCTGAAGAAGAAATTTATAAACTATGTCATTTTTCAAATTTACAGTTGCTACCCTCATATTATAATAGATATGTAAAAAAAGATAACACATTTAATAAAAAAGAATTAATTAAATATTTAAAAAATGATACGTAAAATAAGTGTAGGAGTTGACTATAAAGATGCAATGCATTTTACAGTAGGTCAGACTTTAAGAGGTTCAACAATCGACACAATTCGACAAGTCGATGCAAATAACTACGAAATATTCATTGAGAAGGGCGGTGAGACATTTTTATGGAAAAAGGTCATCAATATGCCTGTCGTTGTAGAAATGAACATAGATTCATTCTAATGAGGTCTCCTGAGAACTTTATAGTTACTCCAAAGGATAAAAAATACAATTCAATTACTAAAATAGCAGGAACGGAGTTCGTAACCTCAACTTCTATAGAGGATGCTAAAGATGTAAGTAAGGAAGCAATTGTTGTTAATGTCCCATTGGGGTACGAGGGGATTATTGAGGTTGGGGACGAGGTTCTCATACACCACAATATATTTAGAGACTATTATGACCATAATGGTAAAATGAAACATTCCAGAGCATTTTTATATGATGGATTGTATTCTGTTATACCAGAGGAGTTGTTTCTAATTAAAAAGCAAGGAAGTTGGATAGCTAATTTAGATTATTGTTTTGTTAAGCCAATACTTGACGATACCATATCAGTTCTTGATGTAGGTAACTTACAACACACAGGTACTATATTCATTTCAAATTTACATGAAACTGAAGCACCAATTGGATTTACTCCAGAAAGTGAGTACGAAATAGAAATAGATGGACAGCTTTATTATCGAATGAGAGATAGAGATGTTTGCTTATATAATAGATTTGATTAATGAAATGTGTATATCGACATAGAAGATTAGATAATAATACTGTATTTTATATTGGACTTGGTAATTCTAAAAGACCTTTTTCAAAGAACAATAGAAGTGTGTATTGGAAAAATATTACATTAACACACGGATATTCAGTTGAAATTGTAGCTGAAAATTTAACAAAAGAAGATGCTTGTGAACTTGAAGAGTTTTTAATTCAAGAATATGGTAGAAAGGATTTAGGTAAAGGTTCATTGGTCAACATGACAGATGGAGGTGATGGAGTATTTGGAAGAAGCTTAGAAGCACTTGCAAGAATAGGAAAGTCATCTAGCGATAGAAATAAAGGAAAAGCTAAATCAGAAGCTCACAAATTAAAAATAAGCAAATCTTTAAAAGGTAGAAAGAGAACTGGAGAAAATATATACAAATTACCAGTTTTACAATTTACTAAAAAAGGAGAGTTTATAAAAGAATGGAATTCCGCTGAAGAAGCAGGGAAGGTTTTAAATATTCATAGTGGCAATATATGTTCATGTAGAAACAATAAAAGAAATTCTGCAGGAGGTTTTAAGTGGTCACATAAAAAGTCAATATTATCAGAGGTTTAGGGAGTGACATAGAATTTGCTATTATGACTGTCTTAGAAGGTCTTGAATTTGAGTTTGATATAACTGAGATTGAAGATAACAAGTTAAGACAAGCCATGGATGCAAAGGTTTCTTCCTTTAAATATTCCAAAGAATTGCTGGATAAGTGGTTAAATTCTCCAAACGCTCCAACTGAGGATAAATTTAGAGGGTATGTGGAAAGGCTAGTAACAGCAGGGGATACTTCTCTTGAAACGTTAAGAGATGCATTAAGGCAGAAAATTAATTATGACGAGTTAGACCCTGTTAAGATTCCAGATGCGGTAAAAGCAAAATCCACAATACTTCAATATATACATCAACTAGACTCTAATTTAATGGAGTTGAGGTTGCAATTAGATTCTGACAAGTTCAATCTTGGTGCTAGAGAGTTTAAAATAGGTTTTCCAGAAAGATACGCCAAGGGAGAATTTTACCCAATAGAGAATTATTACCCAGAGTGGTATAATGAAAAGAAAGATGCGGTAATGATTTGCCCATTTGGAACTAAAGGAAAGACTATTGAGCTTGATGGTTTAAAGATTACTTTACCAAAACCACCACCAAAGTCTGAGATATTGTTTGGAGATTTTCCAAAAAAGGAACAATATTGGAGAAGACAGCCAGTACCAGATGGGTTAAATCCTGACTCAGAGGAAGCCTTTTCGGAATGGATATATGAAGAATTCAGAAGAAGGAGAGAAGGTGTATGGTTTATGAATAATGGGGAACCTGTATATCTTACTGGCAATGCGTACTTTGCATTACAATGGTGTAAGATGAGGGATACTGGCTCTTATATGGACTTTAGATTTGCACAGCTAAATATGTTTTATTTTGCTGAAGCATGTTTTAGAGACCCAAGATGTTTAGGTCAATTGTTTGTTAAGTCTCGTCGTACAGGATTTACTTATTTGATGTTAGCTATAATGTTAAATAATGCCACTTCTGTTAAAAACGTTAACATTGGATTAACTTCTCAATCAGATGCCGATGCTAAAAAAGCATTTGTGAAGTTATCTTATATGTTCTTGAATTTACCATTTTTCTTTAGACCTGTTGTTAAGGGTGCCTTGGATTCACATAAAATATTAGAATTTGGTCAACCAGCAGATAAGTCAAAGGCTGCAAAACTTGCTAGACTTAACAAAATGGAAGATTATCTAAATACTATAATGGATTACCAGCCAACGAAAGATGGTAGTTATGATGGTCAAAGGTTATACATATACTTAGGGGATGAGGCTTCTAAGTGGACAAAGCCAGCCAATTACTTAAATCACTTTGGTCGTATATCCCCAACATTTGACGAAGGGGGTAATATAGTTGGTAAAGCATTTATTGGTTCTACTGTAAACCCAATGAAAAAGGGTGGTGAGGAATTTAAAAAGCTTTATTTCCAATCGCTAATAACGAAAAGAGACAGCATAACACAAAGAACCCCATCGGGATTATATTCTTATTTCTTACCAGCACATGAAAACATGAGCAAGTTTACTGATAAATATGGTAAATGTTGGACTGAAGCACCTAAGACCAAAACTTATAATATAAATGGAGATTTAATTAAGAAAGGCTCTATTGAAGTTCTTGAAGCGAGGAGAAAGCAAAAGAAGAAAGAAAGTGATATTTCATACAATGAAGAATTACGTGCCTATCCTATGACTGTTAGGGAGGCGTTGCGAGATGAAGCCAAGAGTAATATTTTCAATATTGAAAAGATAAATGAGCAATTAGAATTTGCTGAAAACACAATACTTGAACATCACTTAACAAGGGGCAACTTTGCATGGAAGGGTGGAATTAAAGATTCAGAGGTTGAATGGCACCCTAATCCAAATGGAAGATTTTTAGTATCTTGGATACCACCTAAACATTTACAAAATTCAAAAGTAAAACGTAGAGGTATATGGCATCCATTAAATGCCCATATAGGATGTTTTGGATGTGATAGTTATGATATTTCAGGTACAGTTTCAGGTAAAGGTTCTAAAGGTTCTTTACATGGTGTAACTGGTTTTAATATGGAGGATGCACCGTCTAACACATTCTTTTTAGAATACATATCAAGACCACCAACAGCAGAAATATTCTTCGAAGATGTTTTAATGGCATGTATTTTTTATGGAATGCCCATTCTCTGTGAGAATAATAAACCTAGATTATTATACCACTTTAAACATAGAGGGTATAGAGGATTTTCTTTAAGTAGACCTGATAAATCTTTTAATAAACTTTCAAAAACTGAGAAGGAGTTGGGAGGGATACCCTCTAGTTCTGTGGATGTTATAACTACACATGCCTCGATGATTGAAAATTTTATTGATAACTTTGTAGGAGTTTATAATGAGCAAGATGAATCCAAAAGAGTGCGTGAATATGCCTCTATGGGTAATATGCTATTTAAGGCAACTTTATCCGATTGGTTAGAGTTTGATATAACAAAAAGGGAGAAACATGATGCTACAATCAGTTCTGGTTATGCATTAATGGGATTACATAGAGCTAAATTGAACCCTACTCCAGAAATCAAGCCCATTAATATGGGAATGGCGACTTACGTGAATAGAGGCAACCAAAGTAAAATAAGACTTAATGAGAAATAACTTATCAAGCGGTTCTGCAGAATTTCTGTCAACTAAAGGATTTCCAGACCCGTTAGACCCAAACAAAGATAGCTTGGATTTCGGAATGCAAGCAGGTAAAGCTATTGAGAACGAATGGTTCAGAAGACATAAAAATAGCGACTGTAGATATTACGATAATCAATACAAGTATCATAGATTGAGACTGTATGCTCGTGCAGAACAGCCAGTTACCAAATACAAGAACGAACTTGCTATTAATGGAGACCTTTCTTACTTAAATCTTGATTGGACACCAGTTCCAGTACTTCCTAAGTTTATTGACATTGTTGTTAATGGTATATCTAATAGACTGTTTTCTGTAAAAGCACAGGCTGTTGATAAGGTTGCTATTAACAATAGAAGCAAGTATGTGGAGGAAATGGAGAAGGACATGATTGCCAAACAGCTACTAAATGAAGCAAATGAGCAATTGGGAGTTAATGGGTTTAGTAATGACCCAGCCAATCTACCAGAAACTCCAGAGGAATTACAGGTACACATGCAGCTTAATTATAAACAAGCAATTGAAATAGCTGAAGAAGAAGCTATTGATTATGTTTTCCAGAGTAATGAGTACGCTGAAGTTAAAAGTAGATTTGATTATGATATGGCGGTTTTAGGAATGGGTGCAATGAAGCATTCATTTGATGAAACAAAAGGTATATGCATTGACTATGTAGACCCTGCCAATCTTGTACATTCTTATTCTGACGACCCTTATAGGAAAGATTGCTATTACTTTGGAGAAGTAAAAAAGATTCCTTTAATGGAATTGAAGAAAATTAATCAAGATTTAACTACCGACCAATTAGAAAAAGCTAAATCAAGTAGCTCTGAATGGGACTTATATCATAGAATAGAACACAACACAAGAAGTGAGTTCGATGGACACACGGCAAACGTATTATATTTTAACTACAAAGCAACCAAGGAAATAGTTTATAAGAAACGAGTTAATGAATCAGGAAAAGTTTCATTGATTAAAAAGCCATCTGATTGGAACCCAAGTGAGGAACAATTAAGAGGCTCTAAAAGAATTTCTAAAACAATTGAAGTTTGGTATGAAGGTGCTTTAGTTCTTGGTACCAATATACTATTAAAGTGGAATT